ATTTCGTTACAACTAACACAGCCTTCAAACTTGCCTGAGCTCATTTTGCCTAGTCCTTCAAAGCCTTTTCCTAATTCTGAGGCTTTAACTGGCTCATATCCCAATGCTACACGTTTGTCGATACTGTCATAATTATTTGTGGTGGATAACCAGCACAAATGAAACCCAGGAATAATATCCTGAGGTAAATCTGGCAATGCGCTATTTTGCCACTTATCTCTGAACGCTTCTGCACGTTCGCGCTTTGATTTATTACTTGGATCTTCTGCAGCAATCCGTTCTTTTGTTTCTTGAACTCGATCAACTAAGCGATCTTCTAATTCACGTTTAATTCTTGTATTTGCCATGATAATTAACCTTTATTTTCACGATCATATTGAGCATATGCTCTGATCATTTTGTTTCGTTTTTCTACATCGTCCCATGCACCAGCGTCTTTAATTGCTTGAACACGATCACGGGAAAGCATGATGGTTCCAGCTTTTGGACTACTAGTGTTTGCAACCCGACTTGATGCTGTAGGGTTTGATCGCTTATTACTTCCACCTTTTGATACATAGCGGTGTGGTAAGCGGGAGGACAAACGACTGTCTAACTCTTCCCAATACTCAGGATCAGATGGATCCCAACCATCGGCTGCGAGTTCTTGGTCAATTACTTTGGCAATTCTACTATCGGTATCTCGAGCTTGCGGATCATACCAAGCGTTCTTTTTTAACCAGCGGGTAGCGTTTTCTTGTACTTCATTGCTCACTGGGTTAGGAACGTTTTGCTTGGGCGCTTTTGCTTGCTCGAGCTGCTGTTTCTTGTAATGCTGAGCTTGGTTAAGACGTTGTTTAGCGTCTGTTAACTGCTCTAAATATTCCACTTGAGCTGCAGCATCATTAGCTTGAGCTGCTTGCAACATCTTCATTTTGGCATACTCAACTCGGGTAGCTTCGTCTTCGATAGCTTTATCAAGTTGGGCAAACTGATACGATGATGCTGTATTTTCAACTTTGGCAAGGCGTTCTGCTAATTCAGCATTACGGCGCTCAAGTGTTGTAATCTTGTTTCTTGCAGAGGCATCACGCTGTTTCTTTAACTCTTTTTTGAGTCTGCGTTCTTCTCTACGAGCTTCACGAATCTTTTCACGATCTTCTTCATTGTCAGCGGCATCTAACTCATCATCACTTTCGTGATCGCCGTCTGCTTGATCTTCATCATCGTGATTTTCTTTTTTAGTTTCTTGTTCCGCACCATCAACGGTATCTGGAATTTCTACTTTGGCTAAGAACGAGCCATCTTCTTGTTCCTTAATTGGAACGTCTTTTTCTTTATCTGCCATACTTTTCTTTCAAAAGTTATTAATCTACAAACGCTTTCATTTTTTGTGCAGCTTCAAATGACTTAATCTTAGAGATTACTTCACGCGCCTGTAAGGTGATAAACACCACGGGTGCACCTTCATCATCGGGCTGTACTACGAAACGGTCGCCACCGTACTTAATCGTACGAACTAAGTCACCAACTTGACACCAAGGACCTTCTGGCCATGGGGTAAGGTCATCTGGGCTTTTATACGCCAGTGGACCAATGCCGATTACTTTAGCTACTGTTTCATTAAAACGTAACGTTTGTCTGGTTTCTTCTACTAGGAAGATACCGCCTTTACTTAAAGTCTTTTCTCGGCGTAATTGCACCAATACTCGGTCTCCAAGAATTTCAACACCTGGATCTACATCGGGGAAACATTCCGCTTCCGAACGCAAATCTGGTTCGTCTTTCTGTTTAAAATCAATTGGCATACGCCAACTCTCCTTACACCCTACGGTGCTTTAGTTTTCATCATCCTCGTTTAAGAGGGCTTCTAGGATCGAAAAGGCTTGTTTTAAGCCATCACGATTACCCAACACTCTTTGATAAGAATCAAAGTTGTGGATATTGGAACCGGAAGCTAATACTTCGGTTATTTCTTTGTCCGCTTCTTTCAAGCGGCTAATGTACTCTGAAAGTATGTCCCTCATATTACTACTTATGCAAAGGAGCGGAACATTCCGCCCCAAACATCAATAAAAGTTACCGCCGTCGATATCTTTGAGGTTTTTACCTGGACCAATTTTGCCAGCATTGCGCAACTTGCTTTGTGCATTGCCAATTTTCCAGTTGTTGTCACGATGTGAGCCAGCGGGGCCAGCATCAATGCTAGTTTCGCCAGGACCGCCACCGTAGCTTGAGTTACCAGTTTGTTTGTAAGTTTGGCGGAAACCTAATTCGCCAGCTTGTTTGTTTGTTGCCATGTTATTGTCCCTCTGTAGGAGTTGTTGGTTGTGGTGCTGCTGCTTGTTGATCTTGCTGTTGTTGCATCTGAGCCATTTGTTGCTGATGAACTTGATCGGCTTGCTGCAAACCTTGGACATGCTCTTGCTGGGCTTGTTGTAAGCCCATAGCATGTTGTTGAGCGGTTTGCTGTAATTCTTGCTGATGTTGTTCTTGAGCTTGCTGTGTTTCTAATTGATTTTGAACTTGTGCGGCTTGTTGCTGGAATACCTGTTGCTGAACTGCTAAACCATGTTGACGGATGTCTGCGTTAGCTGCGTTAATTGCTTCCATAGCAGAGGCATTTTGCTCAGCATCTAGGGCAACTTGCTGTTGACTCATTTGGGCATTGGCATTGATCATGGCAACACGCTCTTTAGCGGCGTTGTTAATGTTAGCCATTGCCACATTGGTTGCATTACGCTGGTTATCAATGTTCGTTTGAGTTGAATACTTAACTTGCAACTCTTGAACATCTTGTTGCAATTCAGCGACACGAATCTTAAAGTTTTCTTGGGCTTCTTGCAATTGGGCTTGCAATTTAGCTTGAGATTCTTGAGCTTTACGTTGGGTTTCAGCCATTTGCGTTTTCATCAACACATTAGCAGTTGGATCTGCCAAAGCTTGCATTTCAATTTGCTGTTGAGCTTGTTGTTGTGCTTTTTGTGCTAATTGCTGAATTACTGGCATAAATGATGCAAATTCTTGCTGGCTTTGTTGAGAAACCAATTGTGCGGCAATTGCCAACGCTTGTTGGCTTTCTTTATCCAAGGCACGCTCTTCATTAAGCTTAAATTCGTCTGTTCCACCGGAAGCTTCTGCCACATAGTTGCGCATAGATTGCAAATAGTGCAGGGAAATATGTTGCTGAATGTGTTGTAAGAGGTGCGCTATAAATCCTGGGCCAACTACGGGGCTTGCACCGTAATTTGGATCCATTGCAAAGATTAAATGGGTTCTGATGTGCGCCAAATGATCTTGATCTGGGAAAGCGGCAGCCATTCTGCCCATAACCATGGAAACGTTTTCCAAAGCTGGGTTAGATTCCAATACTCCGTCTGGATTTGGCAGAATTTCTTGAATGTTTGGTACTTTAAGCTGTTTAAGGATGCGTAAATGGGCTTCACGCATGTCATAAAGCTGTGGTGCTGACTGTGCAAGCTGTAAAATCGCTTGTGCTTGTGCTAAACGCTGTGTTTCTGAGAAAATATTGGGATCAGAGACAGGGCGGATGTCATTATTGTTGGCAAAATCACGAATTTCAATGATTTCACCAGAATCATTGCTCATTTCCTCCAAGTACCAGTGGTTGATACGGGATAAAATAGCTAAAGACTTGGCTTGTGAGCGATGTAACCTAGCATGAATGCTTGAAAATACCTTGGCACCTTGTTCAATCAGTGCTTGGGTGGTACCAACGGGGGAATTGGAGTTAATATCGCCAATTTTTTCTTCAGAAGTAGTAACAACACCCTTGGCTGCATCAGTTAACCAGCCTAATAGTTGCATTAAAACAGACGATGGTTGGTTAAATGGCAACGGCATTGCCAGTTTACGTACATCATCAACGCCAGGGGCGCCTTCGATTTCTACAACTTGGGTTGGTTCAATTCGGTCTGACTGCCCACCAATGCGTCCACCTTTAAGTTTAAGCATCGTCTGGCTGTTGTTGATATGAGCAGCGTCCATAAGAGCACGCAAAGCGCCAGTAAGAGCAGCGGCGAGACCACCAATAAGATGAGGAAGTCCGATAGCGTAAGCTCCACGCCATGGAATAAATTTGAACTCCACATACCAATCGAGTTTTTCCAGTTTTTCATCGCCATATGCCCAGTTTCTGTAAAGTGCTAACACTTTAGCAGTTGAATCGTCAATCGTTAAAATATACGGAGCGCGTCTTCCATCGGTTTCGCTATCGTCATCTATGCGTAGGAAACAAGTAATTTCATAAACTCGGCGAACACCGTCTACATTCTTAGATGGTTTGCTAATACCTTCGATTTTATCGTTGGCTTTTTTGGCACGGCTCTCTTCATCCGTTTCAATGTCGGAAATGTAAGAACTTTCAATGTCACGATAAATACCTTGCTCGACTCGTTGTTTATAAATATCTTCAGTGATATCTTGAACTTCGGTTACACGAGCAGCGGTGTAAAAATTGGTTGAAGCATAAGGCAACAAAATGCTATCGATTGGAACCCATTCTGTGGTTGGGCGTTTGAGTTCATAGTCATAACGCCACTTGAGATACTGTGAACCACCCAATGGTAACTGAGTGAGCATTTGCTCCATCTCATCACGGTACTCTGGAATTTGTTCAGTTAACTGCCAGTTAAGGAAGTTGACTTTACGATCAGCCGTTTCAGCACGCTCTTTGTTTGTACCACCAAAAATTTGGGATTTAACAATGCCATCGGAAGGCAACAGTTCACGAGCAGCCGATGCTGCAAAGTCAACGCAGGACTCTGCCATAACAGGGTGAACGACTTTAGAGGCTCCGTCAAAGGTTGCGCCTCCAGGTGCGTCCTTACCTAAACCAGTACGGCGTAGGCCGTCTTCGTATTGTTTGTCACGTTCTTTGCGTGCTTCACGGTCAACATCAATTAGATCAAGGAATTCGTTGGCTAATGCATCGAGCATGCCTTCGTCATATTCTTCTGCCAAGTTGGCATAGAACTCTGGATCTTTGAGCGGACCTTCGGTAGGAGTAAGATTAATAATGACAGAGCCATCTTCTTGCTCAATCACATCTTCTTGAAGATTCATTTCATCATCAAGACCAATTGCTTCTGAATAACTTTCAATCTCTTCGTCCGTTAACTCAGTATCTTTGTTTTCGTTAACATCTAACGAAGACAAATTAGCTCCTGCTTTAATTGGAAGTTGTGGTGCTCGTGCCATTAATTATTTTCCAGAAATATGTTTTTGAATTAGCAATTTGCTAATATCTTTAAATGGTTTTACTTTACCGCCTTTTTTAAAACCAGCGGGGTTGCCCATTATATCAACATTTGGCATTTGTGCTGGTTCTTGCGGTGCATCTTTATCAATCACAGGGATTGGGGGAGGGGGAACGGGATTGTTGTATGCATCCCGAATTGTGCTTAGTAATTCAGTATTTTTTGGATGGTTAACATATTGCATGTTAGCCTTCATTGATTCTACATACTGTGGGCTAGTTTGTTTGTCTTCG